GCGTCGTTTGCCATCTTCGGCAGTGACCTGATTGGTGTCAACGGCAAGGACAAGCCCATCATTGTCAAGGGCAGGACCACTGATCCTAACTACATGGAGGCACAGTATCTTGTCGATGAGGCGTCTGGCTCGAACATCAACACGCCCATTGGCAAGTATGTGGTGACGTTTGGACAATATCTCATCATTGCAGGAGTGGCGTCGGACCCGAGCACGATCTTCATCTCCGCTCGTGGAACTAGCGGCACGTTCTTTGGAGATGCAGCACCGAATGACGGTGTTAACGTTGACCTCGGTCCTCGCGTGTCACTCGGCAGTAGCACTATCACTGGCCTTGTGGCTTATCGAGACAAGCTGCTGGTCACGTTCGAACGCGGAGTGATACCGCTCAACCTTGGCATCTACACAGGTGACCCTGGTGTGCACACGCCAAGTGATGACGGCTTCATTCAGGAGTTCGGTTGTCTGTGTCACAGGTCACTGGTGTCGGTGGGCGATGACACGTTCTTCAACGACAACATCGGTGTCAACAGCATCAACCGTGTGAACGTGTTCAACACGCTACGTCCGGTGCGGGCCAGTCACCTGATTGATCCACTGACCACTGCCAGCATACAGCCGTTGAGTGAGGCGCAGATACAGAGGTATATGTTCGCCATCTACGACCTCCGCAACTTCCGCTACATGCTGTTCGTGCCGGTGTTCGCAGAAGATGGTGTGACGATCACTGAGACGGTGTGCTACAGCTACACCAACATACCGACACTGAAGGTGCAGGCGTGGGCACGACTGCGTGGTTGGAAGTGGCAGTCGGCGTGTCGAACGAGCTTGCAGAACATCATCTTCAGTCGTGGTGACAGGCTGTACTCGTACGACTTCGACAACCAGTCAACACATGCTGACAGGTTGGGTGATCCTGATGTAGAGGATGGTGAAGGCGAACCCATCGCGTTCGACTGGGAGTTGCCGTGGGCGGACATGAAGCACCGCATGAACATCAAGCAGATACGCTATCTGGCACTCGACACGACAGGCACAGCCAAGTTCACGGTGCGTGCGTACGTGGACAACATCCACAACTACCACAGCGTAGACAGTCCACTGCTGAGCATGCAGTTCACAGGTGGCAGTGCAGGTGGGTATGGTGACACGCCGTATGGTGATGGACCGTATGGTGGTGGACGGCGGTCGTCGGATGAACGGCTGTATGCGTTCGTGGCGAAGTTCAAGATACTGAAGCTGCGGTTCAGCGGCTCGACACGCAACCCGCTGCGGTTCGTCAGTATATCGCTGGGCTACATCCCAGGCAGCATCAGGAGATAGGCATGGTTTCGTTCACCACCAACCTGCGACTGCATGTGCCTGCGTTCGACCAGGACCCGTGGGATGAGGATGTCAACGACAACTGGTACACACTGGATGCGACGGTTGCCAAGTTCTTCGGTGTCGCCAACCTGACTGGTGTGTGGAAGAACGCCACACCGTATGCCAATGGTCAGTCAGCAGTGGACTTCGCAGACGGCAGCATATGGACGTGCAACATCGCACATACCAGTGCTGCGGTGCCGACCACGTTTGCTGAGGACAGGCTAGCCAATCCTGGCTACTGGATAGAGAGTGTGTCCACTGCACAGGAGTATGCACAGGCTGCGGCAGACAGTGCAGGTGCAGCACAGGTGTCTGCTGGTGAGGCTGCTGAGAGTGCGGCTGATGCTGCTGCTGCTGAGGCAGTGGTGAACGGTGCACTGCCAATCACTGGTGGCACCATGACTGGTGAGTTGGTGTTGTTTGGCGACCCAGTGAATGTGTTGGCTGCGGCAACACGCCAGTATGTGGATGCGCGTGTGGGTGGTGTTGGCTACCTGCCGACCACGGGTGGCACGATGACGGGGGCGATCACGTTGGCAGGCAACCCGAGTGGTGCACTGGATGCTGCACCGAAGCAGTACGTTGACTTGTTCATGCCGACTGCTGGTGGCACGTTCACTGGGTCGATCACGTCGAATGGGAACGTGAGTGCTGGCGCTGGTATGTATGCAGCAGGCAGTCCTGGGTACACGCTGGTTAACTCGGGTGCTGCATTCACCTCGGACTCCAACTACACGAACCTCGTGTTCGATAGTGGCAACTGGCGGTGGCAATACAACAGAGCCGCTGGCCATTTGCAGTATGTTCGTGGCAGTGACAACGTGGCGCTTGCAACCATCAACTCTAGTGGCGACATTTCAGCAGTAGGCAATCTCTACGCCAACGCTAACATCTTCTTGGCACGCAACGTTGCAAACAACTTCTACCTCGCAGGTGACGGCAGCAACCTGTACCTGAACTTCGAGAACGGCTACGCACTTGTGTGGAACCGATCGAACGGAATTTACACGCTCAGTTCGCCAAGTGGCCCACGGATGACGGTGGACACGGGAGGTAACGGAGTTTTCGCAGGCAACATGTCGTGCCAGGGTGTGTACGCATCAGGTGGGTTGTTCCAGATTGCACCTAACTACTACATGCAGCGTGGTAACGATGGTCACTGGCGGTGGGTAGAGGGTGGCACAGTCAACATGGAACTGTCGAATGATGGTAACATGGCCGCACTGGCAGCAATCACCGCAGGCGGTAGTGTGTTTGCTGGTGTCAACGTGGTAGCGTCACAGAATGTCTTTGCAAGCGGTAACCAGATGGTTATGGGCAACGGAGGCGCCGGTCGCCTGTTGCAGATGAGTCCAAGCTGGTACTGGGAGTGGAACTCATCCAATGGCACACTCATATGGAATACGCCATCAGGCTACGAGTGGATCATACACGGTGCAGGTCAGTGCTACAACGAACGTGCATGGGTTGGTGGACATGGTGCGTATCAGGACTTGTCGGATGAGCGGTCCAAGCGTGATGTGAAGCCTGCGAACGAGGGCCTCGACGCAGTGTGTGCCATCAAGCCAATCAAGTTCATACGTGTTGGCATGCCTGAGGCGAAGGTAGAGTTGGGCTTCTCTGCACAACAGCTTGCTGATGTGTTGCCTGAGGCTGTCACTGAGACGACGATGGCGTTGTTGCCAGGAGCCGCACGCGAGGACAGTGATCCACCATCGTTGGCAGTAGCGACTACACCGATTGTGGCTGCACTGGTGAATGGCATGAAGGAATTGGTTGCACGCATTGAAGCGTTGGAGGGAACACGTGCCTGAACATGCAATTGATGGCAACGCGACTACTGCTGTGATCATGCAGAACCATGAGTGGCAGGTCGTGTTGGGTGTGCTGCGTAAGCATCCGTATGAGGTGGTTGCGCCACTGATTGAGAAGATCGTTGGTCAGTGCGTCCAGCAGGCGATGAGCGATGCCGTTCCATCTCGAACGAGTTGACGCCAACAACATCGCCCATGTGGTTGCACTCGGCAAGGAGCTTGTCGCACTCGGCACGTTTGGACAGACGGGACCTGAGTTCGACTGGGACTACACGCTGAGAAGTACTCAACACGTGTTGACGAATGAGCGATACTATCTGGCTACGGCAGTGGATGACAGCGGTGCGTATGTCGGGTTCGTGGCGGGGCACCTCGACTTGTTCTTCTTTGCACCGAAGCTGATGGGTATCGAGGACTGCTGGTATGTGAGAGAGCACACACCGAGTAGGGGCAAGATCGCTGCGGCACTGATGATGTCGTTCGTGGACTGGTGCTACCTGCATGGTGCGTTGCTGGTGCAGAGCGGAGACATAGCGTCGATCAACACCATTGGCGTAGATGCACTGTATCGTAGGATGGGGTTCACTCGGTATGGTGTGATCTACAAGCATGCGAGGGATGTGTGATGTTCAATGAAGGTGGTCAGGTAGATCGCTCCTTCGCAGCCATACCACGTGGCGGCAAGGGTGGTGGCGGTGGTGGACAACAGCAGTTGGAACCACGCTCGTATGTCGATCCGGTGACTGGACGAACGTTCACTGATCCTGGTCCACCGATACCTGGTGGTGGCTTCTTCGGTACTGGTAAGTCAGGCTCGGAGCAGTTGAACGAGTTCATTGCACAGCGTGAGGCTGGTGAGAAGACAGCGAGTGAGCAGGCTGCTGCTGATAGGCAGACGCAGGCTGCAACCAACGAGTCGCAGTTCCAGACCAACAGGACGAATGCGTACAACACCGCATTGCAGAACACCATTCGTCAGTTCCAGTTGGCTGGGCTTGATCCTAATCAGTATATGGAGTCGGACATCAAGCCTCGGTTGGCTGGTATACAGAGTAGCATCCAGGACTTGGACCCCAACCCGAGTGCTGCGTTCTCGCCTGACCTCGGCAACACCATCATCAATGACCTGACAGGTGGTGCACGCACGAGTGCACTGAACAGGCTCAACAGCATCTTCACGCCCACGTATGCACAGTCCAACCTGCCGAGCAGCATCGCGTCGCCATACATCGACCAGATCGTGAGTGAGCAATTCGATCCGCTGAACGCACAGCTTACCAATGCACAGAAGCGTGGCATCCTGAACGACACGGGCTACAGTGCAGCACTGAACACGCTTGGCCAGAAGCAGACAGGTGCTCGCTCGACGGTGCAGTCGCTTGGTGAGAACATCCTCAATGAGGAGCGTGGGTCGCTGAATGACTATATTAACTCGGCACGTGGTGCAGCGAATGCTACAACCCTGAACAGCCAGTTCGATCCAGGCGCATACACGAGTGGTGCGCAGAGCATGATTGCGTCTGACGTGGGCAACTTCGGTGGTGCACTGCGGAACGCGGTTGGTTCTACGCAGTTCGCTAGCCTGAGTGACCTGCTGAATGCAGGCGGTGCAGTACAGGGTGCAGTGAACACGTCACCACTGGATGCAAGTGGCGGTGTGCCAAAGGCTGGTGCTGCACCTGGGATCATTGATGAGTTGGCTAAGCGACCGAGGGGCTTGGGTAACACCGGAGCGTTCTGATGTTGGCTGGTCTAGAGATACAGCCTGAGGCGCTGGTCGATGTGATCGGTGAACTGGACAGTGTGCTGTATGACTACTGGAAGTCCACTGATGCGCACAAGGGTGTGCCTCCATTGGCGATGGACTGGTGGGCGTTGCAGCGGTTGGAGGCAGCCAACGCGTTTGTGTGTCTGGTAGCACGACAGCAGCGGCAGGTGCTTGGGTTCGTGCAGTACATGCTGTTCATGCACTTGCACCACAAGACGACACGGTTCGGTCACTGCGACATCCTGGCTGTGCGGCCCATGCATCGTGGTAAGGGCGTAGGTCGTGCACTGATCAAGTCAGGTGAGGTGGAGTTGCGACGACGTGGTGTGAAGCGCATCGTGCATGCACAGCGGAGTGTGTACGACGTGCCACCGCTGTTCCCGAAGCTGGGCTACACGGCGACTGAAACCGTCTACATGAAGGCACTGTGACATGGCGATCTCAGCTATTGCCGCTATTGGCTCACTGCTTGCAGGTGGTGCGGCAGTCGCGTCGGCTGCTGGTGCACAGAACAGGCAGCCTCAGCAGAGCGCACTCGCCATGCGGCAGTTGCAGGATGCTGAACAGAACACGCGGTATCAGCAAGCACTCAATGCACTAGCGACACGCAGGTCCACGGCTGGTTACCAGGACAGCTTCGGCTCGTCACTACAGTATGACCCAGCGACGAACACGTGGATCAGCACTGAAGGTCAACTGCCACAGACTGCTGACCTGAGTGCACTGCTCAACACGATTGCACGCAACACCACTGATGCAGGACAGCAGCGGTTCGCCAATGCACGTGCGTCACAACGTGCAACGCTTGCTGAGCCTGGAGCTGATAGGGCCATTAGGGACTTCAACATCTACCAGCCAGTGAATGCCAACGAGATCACTGGTGCACTGACTACGCAGGCAGCGAATGCCAACTCTGATGCATACCGCAACGTGCTGGCTGACACACTGCGGCAGTTCTCACGCACAGGTACTGCGGCTGCACCAGTGATTGCGTCCATCGGCAGTAAGTCAGCGAATGATCTGCGTAGCTCGTTGGTGGATGCGCGGTTGAAGGGCATGGGTGCGGCTGACGAGATCAACCGGTCACGGATTGGCACACTCGGTAGCACTGCTGCAACTGCGTCTGGTCTGGCCAGTCCGCAGTTCCAGGCTGCGCCGTTCCAAGCGAGTAACCGTGGTGACATACTGACACAGTTGGAGGCACAGCAGTCACGCACGGCAGCGATTGCGCCTGTGTATGGTGGTGAGAACGTCAACCGTGCACTTGGTGGTGAGCAGACGGCCACGAACGCAGCGATCAGCAACGTGCCCAACCCGAACTTCGGACTGAACAAGATCGGTGAGCTTGGCAGTACGATCGGTAACCTGACTGATCCGAAGGGCAAGTTCATGACTGGCTTGGAGACGCTGTTCGGCAGTGGTACGACCAAGACAGACTACTCAGGTGCCACAGGTGGTGGGCTGACGAGCTTCACCAATCCTCAACTGGACTTCTACAACAAGTACTTCGGGTGAGGTTGACATGGCTGCTGCATCATTCGGCTCATACAACCCACAGGCCACTGATCCGTCGTCGGTTGAGCTTGCACTGGCACAGGCTATTGCCAAGGACACACCTGACCTCGCGTACCCCATGTTCGCCAACGCACGCATACAGCGTGAGAACCAGGGTATGCAGTATGGACAGGAGTTGGCGCAGCAGCATGCGTTTGCACAGCAGCAGTTGCAGGAGCAGATGGCTGACAATGCAGCCAAGAACGTAGCTGGTCTGCTTGACAAGCCGGGTGGTGCACGGCTCATGGCTACATCGCCAGCTTTGCGCTACTTGTATGGTGGTGCTCAAGGGGATGCAGTCGATACCATCGTGGACATGGCTGATCGTGGTGCCAACGCCAAGATATTCAAGGATGTGGCTGGTGGTGCACAGGAAGCAGTGAATGCTGGCCTGGACATACCTGCTGGTAGCTACGGACAGATGACCAACCTGCCTGTGAAGCAGGGCACACCATTGCAGTTGCGTGTAGCTGCACTGCACGAGGCTGGATCGAATGCACGTGCTGGTGGTGAGAAGCAGCCTGGGGTCAGCATACAGAAGGACATCCCCGGCGTTGGTGTGGCCAACGTAACCTACGGTGGCAAGACAGGGATCAACACTGCTGACCAGATAGCGGCTGACTTACAGAAGCGATTTGGTGTGACACCTGCACTCAAGCCACCATCCACACCCGGTGTCACGCCGTTGCAGCCGAAGTCTGGTGGTACGAGTAGTGCACCAGCCACACCAGTGCAGAGCAGCACACGTGGTGCAGCACCAGTACAGGACAAGCTCGCGGCTGCGCTGAATAGCGGTAAGGTAGGGAACCTTGATGCAGGTGCTGTGGCGAGTGCGGCTGCGGCTGCTAAAGCAAACGGTGGTAAGCCGAAGTTGTCACAGAACGCAGATGGCACAGTCAACCTGCATGGTGCCAAGAATGAAGTGCTGCTCACGTTCAAGCCATGAGTGACAGCCCATACAACTTCCTGGCGCCTGACGATGCGATAGCACTCGCACAGAAGACAGGCCGTGACCTACGCAATGATGCACTGCGGTTGGGTAGTGGATTCGTCACCAACGTTGGACCTGATCCACGACTGACACAGGGCATGCCGTATCTGCCCAACATAGCCAACTACGTGCCATTCACTGGGCTGGTTGAGAACCTGAGCAGTATGGCTGGTACTGGCTACGATGCAATACGCACGTTGGTCAACAAGGGATTGGAGAACGCAGGGTATAAGGAGACGCGCCTACCTGAACCGTGGCAGTGGACACAGGCTGCTGCTCGGCACGTAGCACAGACTGAGGATGAGGTAGACAAGCAGCTTGGTGCTGATCCGGTAGACATCACCAGTCCCAGTGACGTGATCCGATCGAGCATCATGCACACCGTAGGCAGTATGCTACCTGCTGCACCCGGCAAGATCGTGACGAGCCTACCCGGTGCGGCTGGTGCAGTCGCTAAGTGGTTGCTGCCTACCACCGAGCACGCAGCGCAGAACGTGTTGACTGCTGGTGCACTCGGTACAGCCGGTGGTGCGTATGAAGCACACAAGGCAGAGCAGCTTATTAAGGACAGTGGCCTGACTGTGCAGCAGGCACGTGATGCACTGGCTACAGAGGACACTGCACAGACCGCGCCGCCGGAGGCGAGCGCTCTGAACGCTACACCGGCTACGCCTACTACCACTGCTGCACCTGCACCAACGCAAGCCCCTGCACAAGTCAAGACACTCGACGAAATCCTAGGCTCCACTACGCAAACACCCTCAACACGTGTTGATACATCCAAGGTCCAGACGCTCGACCAGATACTCGGTACCACACCTGCTACACCGAGTGGTGGTGTGCCGACACTCGATGAAGTGTTGGGCACACAGGTTGCACCGACGTTCCAAGAGGGCGGCGGTTACCATCCGATGACACCTACGGATGCACTGGTTGTCGGACTGCTTGGCATTGGAGGACTTGGTGCAGCACGTGTGTTCCACGGACTGGGTGCTGAGACAACGGCTGCTGCACGACTGCGCAGGTTGCAGGACCCTGAGTTCGTGGCACGTGCACAGAAGTTCAACAACGAGTTGATTGCACAAGGCCGCTCGTTGTCGGTTGATCCGCATGAGGGCTTGCCTGAACCGCCACGTCCCACTGCTAACCCACTGCGCACTGCGGTGACAGCAGTGCAGGACACGCTCCTGGATCACACGGCTAAGGCACGTGAGTTCATGAGCATCACTGCACAGACACCAAGCAGTGTGGACCTACTGAGTAGGCGCTACGGTGT